TCCACCGAACCCGCTGGATGGCGTGACCTTATCGAGACGGAATTTCCCGAAGTGAACCTCACCACTTGGGCGCTTCTCCCCGACAGCATGAAATCTTGGGTTCGTGAAAAACAACGCGAACTCGCAGCAGCATAATAAAAACCAACATGATAATCGAAACATTAGAAATTAAATCCACCGCCACGGAAGCCTCCTGTGTGGTGACGCGACACAATGAGGAGTCTGTAAATGACTTTCTCCGCTGGCAGGTCGGCACTTACGAGAGCCGCCCTATGGAAGACCCTATCTACACGCCGATGACGCATCCGGATGGCTCGCCGGTGGTGAGCGAGGACGGGGCCGAGCAATTCCGCTTACTCGGCTATGAGCAAAATCCGAGAGTGTGTTGCAAGGTCTTCCACCTTCTCGGCTTTGGATCCTCGCTCCGTAAGGCCACGGCCATGGCCGCTTCCCGTTTGCCAAAAAAATGAAAACAACAATAAAATTTCGAGCCGAGTGTTTGAGGGATATTCTCAAGCTACTGAATCGGTTACTTGATCTTTCAGAAATCAACGGCCTAAAAATCCATCATCTGCAACTCCATAAAATGGAAGGTATTCCTGATGTTGAGTGCGAAATTGATTGCGGGATTGCGCTGGACACCCTGCGTCTCGTTATGGAGCGCATCCGTGACAGCCATGTCATGCGGCAAACAGCGGAGTATTCCGAAAACTACACAAGCAAAAGGGATTACTCGAAATGAAAAGCATCCTTCCCGAAAATCAAATCGCCGAAAAAGCAGTGGTCGGAGCGGCGATCACCGATGGCCGCACGGCGGATAGCGTGCTGGAGGCGCTGTCGCCCGAGCAGTTTGCGCTGCCAGCGCACCAGGCGATCATGGGTATCGTTGCCACCATGCGGCAGGCTGCCCGGCCGGTGGACCTTATCCTGGTCACGACTGAGCTGGAGAAGGCAGGCCAGCTTGAGGAGGTGGGCGGATATGCCTATGTCACTGATCTAGTGCAGGAACTATCCATCACGATGAATTGGCGGCACTACGCTGCCGAGGTGCTGGATGTGTGGAAACGCCGGGCCATGCGCCAAGCTGCCCTCGCCATGGCCGAGGCGGCAAACGACTATGCGCTCACCACGGAGGATGCCCAAGAACGCTGCGAGCAGGCGCTCTACGCCCTCCGCGACCACTTGACAAGGGAAAACCCCGTCTCGCACTGCAAAAACGCCGTGCTGGCCGCCGTGGAGCATATCGAGAAGGTGTATCACAGCCGGGGTGAGACCGTGGGGCTGGAGACCGGCATCCATGATCTGGACCGCTCCACCGGCGGGTTCCTCGGCGGACAGATGATCGTCATCGCCGCTCGCCCTGCCTGTGGCAAATCGGCGCTTGGCATGCAGATAGCCCTCCACGCGGCCATGCAGAATGCCGTGCCGACGCTGGTCTTTTCGGTGGAAATGCCCAGCTCCGAGCTGATGATTCGAGCGATCTGCTCCGAGGCCGGTCTGGACCTCCAGCGCACACGCGACGGATTTTTTGACGGGCGAGCCATGGGGAATGTTTCGGGCGCAGCCACCCGACTGGTGCAGAGCAAGCTCTATCTCGACGACACGCCGGGCCTCACCGTGGCGCAATTCCGCAGCCGGGCGAGGCGGGCCAAGTCGCAGCACGGCCTCGGCCTCATCGTGGTCGATTACCTGCAATTCATGCACGGATCCTCCAAGCGGGCAGGCGAGAGCCGGGCGCTTGAAGTCAGCGAGATTTCCAAGGCGCTCAAGACCACGGCCAAGGAGCTGAACATCCCCATCATCGCCCTGGCGCAGCTCAACCGCGACGCCGACGAAGGCTCCAAGCCAAAGCTCTCAAACCTCCGCGAATCCGGCAGCATCGAGCAAGACGCCGACACCGTGCTGCTCATCCACCGCCTGGACAAAAACAAGAAAAAATCCGACGCCGACGATGAGCCGATGGATCACAACACCTTGCTCATCCTTGCAAAACAAAGAAACGGCCCGACGCCGGAGATAAAAATGAACTTCATCGGCCAGCACACGCTTTTCAAAAATGTGACCGAAAAGGCGTATAGCAACAACCAGAACGAGAGACAGAAGTAAAAAAATAACACCATGACCATCAGCCACAAATCCACACGCAGCATCACGGAATATCATTTCCAACTTACCTCAGACACGGCCACCCCAAAGTGTCCTGACATTTTGGGTAAAGTCATCATTACCTTCGAGAACGGCAAATTTTCTCGGTGCGATTTCCCGTTTAAGGGCACCTATAACCGCGAGCAGTGGTCGATGCTGGCGGAGATCGAGAACGAGATTCACCGCATCGAGTTAAGTCTTTTGCGATGAGCAAATCGGTAAGCCGTGAGTGCCAGTCGGTGAGAGTCACGCGAGGAGGCCGCAGTCTGAACGGAATTTGCGCGGATGGCTCAAAACTAACGACCTCCCTCTGAATGGTCTCCACAAACCACGGACTCAGAGCCGGGGCGCGACGGACACGCGCATTCACCTTTTAACCCCATACAACACCTATAAATATGTCAATAGTATCTGATTCAGCGATAGCCTGCCCCGCCTGTCACCGCGAGTGGCAGGATCACCCTGGAGTTGCACATTGTTGCAAGCTCTCGGTCGAGCTGGCCGCCAACCTCCGCGCCGTCCTCACCTATGTGAAACCACCGGAATACACCCGAGACATCGGCGAGCAGGAGGTTTTCTTCGACCTCATGGAAAATGCCCGGCGCTTAATCGTGAAGGCGCGAACTTTTGAAAGCGAGCTATGAGTGACGAACAAAAACACGGGGTCATGCTCGGCCAGATAGCCTGCCTGGTTGAGGAGTTCTGCACCGCAGAAGAAACCACATTACAAGGCGTGGCGCATCTCATGGCCAGGTATTTCGACCTACGAGCAAAGCAAGCATGGGATTTTGTCGATCAACTCAAAGAGGAGGCCAACGATGAGTGAATTTTTAAGCGAAAACCGGCGACTCCAAGCGGAAGTCGAAAAGCTCATCGAGGAAAACATGAACCTCACCAGCGTGATCCGCACGCTGCGCAAAAACCTGCGCGACGACAACGAGAAGCTGGAAACGGTGAGTCGTGAGCTATGGCTTTGGAAAAATGGGAGATACCATCTCGATTGCGTAGCGACTGAAGACTGCAAGAGTGAAGCGGAGGTGAGGGGATGACTCCGAACGAAATGCTTTCCATGATCGCGCAGCTCCGGCGCGAGCGCGACGAGGCGAGACGGCAGTTTGAAAACTTAAAGGCCGCCGCAATCCACACTTGTCACGATCAATGCCAAAGGCCGATGTGCGTATTGAGGCGTGAGCGCGACGAGGCGCGTGAAAAGATTAAACGGCAAGCAGAGCGCATCTGCCAACTGGAAGGGGCCACAAACCACGCCGGAGGCACGCCTCTTTCGATTGCTTTAAGAGAGCGAGACGAAGTAAGGCAGCAATACGACGACCTCGCAACCGAGCATATGCTGGCAGTCAATAAACTCGCTGAAGAGCGCGACCAGGCGCTGATGGATCGTGCCAATGGGGATATGGCCACAATGACCATCAACCACTACGAAAGACTTATCAAAGAGCGGGACGAGGCGCGAGCCGATGCGGCCAGAATTGCGGACAAATTGTCCGGATTGGAACTTCGTTCGACTGAGGAGTTGGCGAGGCTGGAGCAAGAACGCAACGAGGCTTTGGCTCAAATCAAAGAGCTAATCTATATCGGGGAACGCGCTATTGCGTTGGCTGAAATAGATTTTGAGAACGACAAATTCGGCGTTGTATCTGAACTCCGGGATGATTTGGCAAAAATAAAGAAATCCAAATGAACTCCCTGCGCGACTACATCGCTTTCCGCCGGATCGACGCCACCCATGCGCTGAACCTCCTGCAAGATGCCGGGGTTATCTCCGACCTGTGCGTCACGGTCGATGATGTCGGCGATGCTGGGAAGGCCGTTGCCTGGTTAAGCCTCCATGAAGATGAACTGAAGCCTGCCCGCCCATGATCGAACAAACTCACAACCCCGTCGTTCCCCCCATCGCCGTGCTTGGGCGGACCCGTGATGGCCGTATTGCCATCGAGCATTTGGGCCAAAAATTAGCCGCTACCGAGGAGCAGTTTCTGGCTCTGCTGCGCGAGCGGGAGGAGCAGATCGCCCGTATGGTGGAGGACCCTTGGCGGTATGGCTGGCTGAATCCAGCCTGGGAGCGGGCGGATGCGGCTTATGCGGAGCTGCGCGAGAGATTCCCGAAGGGCGTCACGGAGCTGCTTATCCTCGGCGGCAACCGCTCCGGCAAATCGCGTTACTTTGCACGGAAGGCGATGCAGCATTTGGTGAACACGCCGGGCGCGAAGGTGTGGTGCCTGCAATCCACCGAAGCGGC